TCCACTGTTTGAGATTTCTGCGTCATTGATAGCAGTAGCTTCTGACCTTTCAGGATATTCTGTCGCCTTTACAGCAGGTAATTGTTCTTCAAGCATAGGGAAATATGTACTGTGACTATCTTTACAGTTGGGATGATAAAATCCATCAGCTATGGCGGAGCTAAGCAACATATAAGGTCCGTCTGTAGCCTTTCCTCCACTCCATACGTCGTCTATCATAACCTTGCCAACAAAAGGTAAACATAGCGGACACGCTCCACCTCTTTTGTTTACTATAACTATGCTTAGCCCCCACTCTCGCCTTTTAGCACCCTCGCCCTGCAGATATGCCCTCTTATTTGCAGTCCTTATGGCCATTCTAGCGTAGTTAGCTAATGTGTGCCTTGCTCCATTTGAGTATTCAACACATTTAAGGCCTGCTGCAAGCATATCCTTTGTAGCCATATCTACAGCCTTCTCATAAGTACCTGCTCCAGTATTGGCATAAACTTGAGCATCAAATATAGCTCTTCTGTATCTGTCATTAGCCATTCTAAGAATTGCCGTCTCTGCAGTGCTCATATCCTTTACTGTTGCCCTTACCAGTGCATTAAGCTTCCTCTCATTAAGTCTAAAGAAAGCACCTGCTAAAGCTTCCTCCGATTTATTTGCAAAGAAACCTTGTTTTATAGCCTCAAGTATCTTTATTTCTTCTGAAAGATAACCTTTTTTATTGGACTCTCTAATCAGATCTTCTATCCGGCTGTTAATATCTTTAAACCTGCCCTTGAATCTTGCAGCGTTTAACTTTTTATACTTCTCAAGCTGTTTAAGCTGTAAAGCCTGCCACATTTCCCAGTCATAGCCCTCTTTTAATTCTTCAGCTCTATGCCTATCCATGTTCCTGATCATAGAAGCTATAAGTTCATTCTCTATCTTGTCGAACGCTTTGCCTATATCGTACTCAGGTTCTACAAAACCTAAAGAATTATCTTGACGGCTCATTACTGTATACCTTAAATCCTGATTGCTTGAACTGCCTTACAAGTTCTTTATGCTTTGTCTTACTTTCGGTCCTGTCTCTCCTTGGTTCGGCATATCCGTTCTTCTCTATCGCATAAATACCGCTAGGCACTTGCTCAGATGCCAGCTTTAACATCCCTTTGTATTGTTCTTTCGACATTTTGTACTGATGGTTCATTATCGATACTATCATCTATCAATACCCCCTCTAAGTTAAGCGCAGGCTCTGCCATCTCAACAATCCCCTGCTCTGCTTTAAGCCTTGCTACTTCCTCTTTTTTCCATTCGTCGTCCTTGCTGTCACCATAAAGCTCATCTACAGATGCCTCTATGCTCATGATTCCACCGGTCTTAGCCTTTGCCACTGTCTCAACCTGACTTTCAAAGCTTGGATTTGCATATTCTCCAAAGTTCACATCAACCTTTACTTCTTCCAGTGTAGCCTTGTTCAGTATGTTGTATGCATCAAAATGAGCCTGTATAACTCTTGGAAGAACCTTTTGTAAGGCTTTTACTATTGAACCTCTTGTATAAAGAGTAGCCTTTTCTTTTTCTCTTTGTGCCTCCGCATTATCAAGCTTCTTCACATCAATACCCAATGTGCTAGGACTTATAATGCCCTGTAAACAAAGGTCTAAGGCGGTTACATACGAAGCTAAATAACTATCATGCGGTATTGCCGGCTGTTCAGTAGTTATTCTGTTATCTGACTTTTCTGACATGTTCGCCTCAGTGGCTATGTATCGGTTATCAAATGCATTGGGCTTTATAAGTGCCCCTGTGTTTGGATCTCTTGGCAGCAGTCCTTCAGGTATATAGGTCTTTGCCCTGCCTGCCCTGAGAGCATCCATCCATTGGCTCCAGGCTTCGTCAAATGCATCAAAGTTATCAAGCTTGCCGTCATCAAAGATTGAACCGCCTCTATTCGGATACTTCTTACTTGAATATATCTTTGCAGGAACGGCCAAAATAATCGTCTTATCAAAGACTAAATCAGTCAAATGCTTTGTCGCTTCAATGGTGGTAAGTGGTACTTCTTTATCTCCCAGATACAATCTGTAATTTATATATCCATACCCATATATCTCATGTAGTGTATAAGTCTTATAGCTCTCCTTATATGCTGTCTTAAAAATAACCTCTTTCACTCTGCCATACTGATATACATAATCAACATATAGACCTGACACCCACACAGACATAGGATAAGGACTGAAATCCGTATCAAGTACTATCTTCCAAGCACCATCACCCATATACAGCATTTCTCTAAGCGCTGTGTTTAACTGCTCTAAGAACAGATCTTCTTTGTCGAAATTCTGCCATAAGTTTTTATGCTTATCTGACTCAAAATCAAAATCATTTAAGTCATTGAGCACTACATCGGTAAGCACTTTCACTATGAGTCCGGGCAAACCTGTGTGCACTTTTCTTATCTCCTGACCCGGTGTACTTTTTGACGCCCAAAACTTATACTTATCTGCCTGTTCAAGCAACTGTCCGTATAACTGTTCAAGTTCATTACTGTCGCCACGATACCAGATTTTGTTACGGATAGCGTTCGTCTCAAAGTCTATGCTATCTATTATTTTTATTGTGTAAGGGTCTGCCGGCTGTATCTCTAGCCAGCTTCTTATACTCTTTTTAATAGTCTCCATTATCCTCATCCGGTCTCTCTTTCTCTTCAAATCCTATAAGATGCTTATACGGTATCCACGAATACTGGCTTGCATTTATGGTATGGTCGTTTGCATCTTCCGGTTCATCCTTATCCTCTTTCCAGCTGTATGTATCAATCTCTTTAAGATGCTCTGTACAGCTATCACACACTAAGTATGCGCCTTGCTGTATCCATCCAAGCATTAGATTTATACGGTCTATAATCTTCATAGCCTTATAGGCATTGTTGAATTTATATATTGAGCCGTTCAGCCTCTTGTACTTATTAAGCTCTGTTATGGTCGCTTGGTCTGCACTGTCTATAAATACATCTCTTACCAAGCCCCATTTATCTTTATTCTCATCAAGAAAATCAATAAATTTTTTAACTGTATCAGACGGTGCCAAAGGCGTATCAAGGTTAGCGTTGTTGTATACTTTTTCAGTAAGAGTTATAACCTTACGGCACTTGGTAATGCCTTGGAATACCATTGCTATAGTGTCAGGACTCTTGCTGGAGTAAGCTGTATCCAGCGCTGCACTAAACTTCCTAAACTCGTACTTCTTCGCCTCTGCAGTGCTTATAACATGCTTCTTTCTGTCAAAGTTAGGGAATATCAAGCCTGTAGCTTTACCTCGTAAACCTTGAATTTTGTTCTTGTAAAGCTTTGTTCCTGCAGGAGCAGACTCTATCTTTTTAGCAATCTGCTCTTCTGTTAAGCTTAAGTTATCTCTGAACGAAAAAAACCAGTACTTCCATCCTTGTACCGGCTTTTCTTTTAACTCTTCCAATATTTCTTTAGGGACGTCCTGCTCATACTTCTTATAAGGCCTTGACCTGTTTACAAATTCTTTGTATACGGGTAAATCAGGATTATCTGGATTCAGCGTTGCCATCAGATAATCATTTCTTGTTGATATCTCTCTGACAAACTTAATATTAGCCGTGTTAATCTCATCAATGTACACACATCCAAACTGTGATCCAAGGACAAGCTCCCACTTATCTCTGTTATCATAGCCAAGAACATATATTATTTTACCCTCAAACTTTATATGCGGTATCTTATTGTCCTTATCTCCATTACCGCAATAAATAGCTGTATTGTGTATGTCTAATATTCCGTTATCCTGTTGTATGATGTTCTTCTCTGCAACTCCGGTAGTCTTGGCTGCTATTATATGCAGTTTCTTTTTACTCGCACTAACCATCTTCATAAACTTTACCCCAGCGCCTACAGTAGTCTTGCCTGATGCCGTTGTGCCTTCCAGGAAGTCTGCATTGACTCCCTTTGTTGAATTTATGAAGTCGATATACTTATCAGAAAGCGGGAAGCTACTCTTCAAGACCCTCACCTCCCAGCTGATCCAGTATGTCGGACAGCTTCTTGCTAGGCTCATCTGTGCTTAGCTCAATTCTTTCTTTAAACAGCCCCATGCGCTTACCGAGTAATTCTGCAGCTTTAAGTCTTTCCCTCTCATCAGGAGCTTTTTGCATGGGCTTAGCCCTGCTCACTCCTTCGCCTTGCCCTTCTATGACGACTACTTCTGAGTTACTTTCTCCTCTCATTACAGCTGTGAGGTATTCAAGCACTTCTTGTTGATTCGCAACTTTTTTGTCAGATAATTCTTTTAATTTTTCGTCAATATAGGATTTAATGCTAACATTTGTCAACATTCTATTGCCCGCCGACCTTGCTACGCTATCA